AAGAAGAAAACATCCCAGTAACCCCATCTATTAAAAATATTGATGATGAAAAGGTAGTTACAAAATTAACATTTAATGACTTAGATACTGCAATTTCAAGTGATAATATGGAAGAAACAATTGATGCTCCCAAAACATTAGAGCGACTAGAAGATATTAGTGTTGCACGTTCATTGGAACGTAAAATTGCAGAAGACGAAGATTCAGATGATGACGATGAACGTATTAAAATTCATACAGACACTATGGATTTAACCGGTTTTGATGTATTAGACGAACCAAAAGAAACAAAAATAGAAAGTGCAGATATCTTTTTAGAGGCAGAAGAATTACCTTAATATAAAATTGATTAATATACACTATTAAAATGTATATTAAAGAAAATGTTGAAATCAATAAGAATTAAATACGTTAAAAACTTGACTATTGTTTATAATATTTATAAACAACCTAGAATTCCATCAAAAGTGAATACTAGTGTTCCAAATACAAATAAACCAAAACAAGTAGAATTTTGTGATGATGAATATATTCAAAGAATAATAAAAAATGGTGGATTGTAATTTTTAAAAATACTAAAAATAACTGCATAATGCAGTTTTTTTAATATATTTATTAACTAATTTAAAAACATATCTATTTCATATGGTTCTAGTTCGTATGGAATAACAAATATCTTTTTAAAAATACCATGACAACCAGTATCATTTTTATTCCAATTATGAAAATGGTCTTGTAATCTTCTCATAGAAAATTTCGCAGAAAATTTTCCCAAACTGTAAGAAATATATGATAAAAATAATAAATAATACAACATATGATAATTATTTGCAAGATATTTTTATATTTTTTTTATTACAATTCGTTATAAAAAAAATCAAAAAATAATGATAAACATATATTTAGGAATATGGAAGAAGTATTTGTCGTTGCTACCATAATTACTGTTGCATTTTGTTTATCAAAATTCATTGAAAGCAAATATTTTATGGATGAAATAAAACCATTGAAAGATACTGTACGAGATTGCTTATTAGTTATGATGTGTTCAATTAGTGGATCTTATTTATATTTTCATTTTCAATCTACCATACGAGATTTTTTCAACGTAGTTACAGAAACCAAAGTATTAAATAGTGCATCTACTCAAGTATTTACAGATAATCCAACATTTTAAAATTAACTTGGTATAGATAATAAATTTGTATATGTATCATTTCGAGATATTGTTGTCTTATCTGATTTTTTTGATTTTTCCCTGATGACTGGTTGAGTTTTTTTTAATTTTTTAAATAGATTTTTTTGATCCACTTTTATAAAATGCAAGAATGTGTAAGTGTTGGGACTATATGTATTCGACATTGTTAAATTATTATATATATTCATTATAATAATTTAAAACTATATTTCAATTTTATTTGCTTATATAATCTGGTAAAAGATCTATATTCATAGATATATTATTTTCATCGTTTGTTAAAAATTGTTTAAAAAAATCATATTCTAATTGTGCTTCTGGAGTATGTTGATGTACAATTCGTGCAATCATTTTATATAATTTAAAACTTGGATATCTTTCTTGTCCATTTTTTTTATATAATACATTTTTACCATTATCGTCCAAACACCAACGTACTATTGTTTTCTGTAGTTCATCTAATTCTGCATAATCTTCATCAATATCTGTTACAAAATCAAACAATGAACATCCTAATCTACATAAATCAAAACTATTATTCGGTTCTAGTTTTGGACGATTCTCATTTATAAATGGCTCACAATTATATTGGGTTGCTGCATCACCATCTTTTGCAAAACTATCACTGCAAAATGTTCGTCCGTTAAATTTATAAATTGCTCGACCAAAATCAATAATTTTATAAATTTTACCATAAGTTGGTACTTTATAATGTTTATTATTAAAGGTGTAATATAGAAATTCTTCTTCAGTTTGAATATACATAATATTATTTGTATGTAAATCATTGTGTGTAAAATTGAACATTTTTTGATAAATTAATAAAATCATAACAACTTGAAATAAAATACTAGCTCCAATTTTTTCATTGATTTCATCATTTGCAAATAATTCATCTAATGTACCATGACATTTTTCCATACATATCATTTGAATAGGAAAATTATGAATATAACCATAAATTTCTTCTTCACTTGAACAATCTGAACTATCTTCATCATCATCTTCTTCTTCTTCGTCTTCTTCTTCTTCTTCGTCTTCGTCTTCGTCTGATAATTCTTCATTTATATCTTCTTCATCTGAACTATAATTTAGATCACTATTTGATGAAGCAGAACTACTATTTGAAGTGGAAGAATTGGAACGTGGTTTGCTATATACAGTTTCAATATCTGAATGAATACTTGCAGTTTCAAATTCCTCTGTCAATTCATCACATTCTAATTCAATAAGACTATCAGAAACATTTAATTTTTCCTTATTCTTTCGAGAGGAAGCAATTGATAAAAATGGATTAAATGTAAAATCACTTCCACCATCTTCAATATAAAATAGTTTTCCAATATGATCATTAAAATATTCAGAATTTCGTAAATATTCCACATCATCTGTTATGCAAACACGAAATTTTGATTGAACACCTAAATAAGATCCGTAAAAATCTATTCCATGTATTATTTTGTGATGATTCAAAGCAATACTAGTTAAATAATAGAAAAATGCATCAATATAGGATGCATTATGTTCTGATAATAATTTATTATGTACTTCGCTTTCGTTACTATTTAATTTTGGCATTGTTGTAATTCGTTGATCATCCACATTATATTTACCTATCATGTACCTATATGGATCTAATAAAGGAGAAAATTTAATAAACGACTTTTTCTCTAATGGTTTTTTTTCATATTGTTCATAAATAGTCTCTAAATCTTGCATGTGATTTTCATGATTTAATGAAACTCTCATATAATTATTTTCATTCATATCAAAAAACAACTTATATAATGGATTATACAATTGTAATTTTTCAATATTATATGGGTTATATGAATCATCGCCTCTTTGATTTTTTGTGTATTGATTACCTAAAAACCCCAAATCTATATCTTTCGGTTTAAAATAATTTATTTTAAATTTAGACATATAACGTCTATAAATAGAATTTTAGTGAAAAATAAACGTGTGAAATCCGTATAATTCATGTAAATTAAATATCATATTTTTTCTATAGCAAACTAAAATGACATTAGAATTAAAAAAATTTGATATGAGATGGATTACTTTTCATGCCAATGAAAATAAAGGACCTGTAATTGTCATGATTGGTAGGAGAGATACAGGTAAATCTTTTTTAGTGCGCGATTTATTATTTCATCATCAAGACATTCCTATTGGAACAGTTATTTCAGGAACAGAAGCAGGTAATGGGTTTTATGCAAAACATGTGCCGAAATTATTCATACATGAAGAATATGGAACTGTATTAATAGAAAATGTATTGCGACGTCAAAAAGCTGTGTTAAAACAAATGAATAAGGACATCGAAATGTATCGCAAAAGTACAATAGATCCTAGAACTTTTGTTATATTAGATGATTGTCTTTATGATCAAAGTTGGACCCGAGATAAAATGATGAGATTATTGTTCATGAATGGACGTCATTGGAAAGTTATGTTAATTATTACGATGCAATACCCTTTAGGCATTCCTCCAAACTTAAGAACAAATATTGATTATGTATTTATTTTACGCGAACCTTATATGACAAATCGAAAACGTATTTGGGAAAATTATGCATCTATGTTTCCAACGCTAGAATCTTTCTCCTCTGTCATGGATCAAACAACCGAAAATTACGAATGTTTAGTTATTAACAATAATGCCAAATCCAATAAATTATATGACCAAATATTCTGGTATAAAGCCGAAAACCGTCCCGATTTTAAACTAGGATCCAAAGAATTTTGGGATATATCCAAAAATATGGGATCTGATGATGAAGATGAAGCGTTTGATCCTACGCGAAATAAAAAACGTACTGGACAACAAGTAACTGTTAAAAAAACCCAAAGCAAATGGTAAATAATAACAATATTCAAATTATTATTATTCTATTATTCTATTATTTAATCTTCATTTTCTTCATCTAACTCTTCTTTAATACTTGCCGCAGCACCTGCTTTTTCTAGCAATTGCTCCTCATGTTTCTTTCTGTCGTCTTCATTGGCAACTTCACGACTCTCGAAATCAACCGTTTCTTTAACACCAATAAGTTTTCCGTCTTCATTAATACTCTGGGTTAAAACATTTCCAGATTTTTCTGCCTTTGCAATATTTTCTTCGATGGCTTTACGTTTCGTATCATTTACACGTTTTTCAAATTCATCCTTAGCTTTTGCTTCATTCTTAATCTTTTCTTGATGAAGTTTATTCAATTCTTCTTCCATGAATTCTACGCGTCCGGTTTTATAAGCATCAGGGTCCCATGGCAACCAAATACCAACAGGTGCAACAAAAATATCATGATTAGGATCCTTATCACGTAATTTTTTGCAATGTAATTCAGCCTCCTCTTGTGTAGCAAAATTACCACGATTTTTGAGACCACGTACTGATGTTTCGAAAGCATGCTCGCGAGAAAATTGTTCATTTAAGCGTTCTTCGTTTTTATCTAAAAAATTCTTGAAATCATCAGACACGCCACCCTCTTTTAGGCGTTGTTGTTCTTCTTTGCAAAAATCATTATAATCTGTCATTAAAGTTTCAACATTTAAGTTGTATTTATATGAAATAAAATTAATAAAATCACCGAATTTAGTCATGGATTTAGTAAAATCCCATTGCTCAACAAAACGATCAAATAAATAAATTTCACGTTTATCTAAAATTTTTTCAGGCGACAAAAATGACATACAAGAAAATTTTTGTCCAGCAATTGTTGCATCTTCTTCAAGGACATCTACATACTTTGGATTTGATGTTCCATCGGCAAGTGTTTTTCTTTCAAAATCAGTGATGGAGTCACTCATTTAGCAATTTTATAATATTCATTTATTATTATGTTTAAGTATTTTTAGTAATTAATCTATAAATTATTAATTTTTTTTTTCGATGATTATATTATATCAATATTATGGACGGTATGTTTGACATTAGTGAACTTGTAAAGCGCGCTCTTAAATACTTAATCGAGGGTTTCATGGTTGCCATTGCTGCATATGCCATTCCCAAACAATCACTTAAATTAGAAGAAGTTATGATCATTGCCTTAACTGCTGCTGCCACATTCGCAGTACTTGATGTATTTGTTCCTACTATGGCAACTTCTGCTCGTGGTGGTGCCG